TGTACTAAACCAGTAGAGTCTATTGATGGCAAAAGTATGAATATTCGTATAAAGCCTGGCATAACACATGGCGGCGAATATGCTGCACAGGCCATGGGCTTTAAAAATTTGCAAACAAATATCAAAGGCAACTTTGTAATCATAGTAAATATCACAGTGCCTGAAATCACAGATCCAAAACTAAAGAAAAAATTAGAGGAAATAAAAAATGAAATTGATAAAATTTCCAAATGACATATTAAAGAAAACTATGCCAGAGTTTGACTTTGATAACCCAGTCATGCACCCCAAACAACTAGAAAGAGAAATGGTAGAACTCATGGTCCAAGAAAGAGGCATTGGACTAGCAGCTAATCAAGTGGGCATTGAAGCTAGAGTTATTGCCATATTCCCTCGTGATAGGAGTTTGGAAATGGGACCATTTGCCATGTTCAATCCCGAAGTAATGGAGGCCAGTGAGGAACTAGGAGAAGGTCTTGAAGGCTGTTTGAGCTTTCCAGATCTGGCACTGCCTATTAAACGTCCACGAATAGTGGTTGTACAATATCTTGACAACGAAGGAAATAACAATATAATAGAACTTAAGGACACAGATGCTAGATGCGTCTTACACGAAATAGAACATCTAGATGGAGTATGCTTTACTGACAAAGTAAGCAAATTGAAAATTGAAATGGCCCGTAAAAAATTATCTAAACTAAGGAAAAAATATGGTAGAGCCCAGCGACAATCTTAAGGCAGTCTTTGAACACAGCATTGACTTGGCCAAGACTCTTAAACACGAGTACTTGACCATTGAACACTTGCTGTTTTCCATGCTCAGCGAAGAAGACTTTGTAAAATGCGTACAAGGGTTTGGCGGAGATGTTGACTACATTAAGAAAAATCTAGAACATTATCTTAAGAACAAACTTACAGATATTGTCAAAGAAGACGTTGTCAAACCTAAAAAGACACAGGCCGTTGAACGTGTACTAAATCGTGCATTCACACAGGCTCTATTCAATGGTCGCCAAACTATGGAACTAAGCGATGTATTCCTTAGTATCATGGGAGAAAAACGTAGCTATGCCAGCTACTACATCCAACAGGCAGGTATTGACAAAGGAAAATTTGCTGATTATTTAAACAGTGAACTACAAGGCGAAGAAGAGGAAACTGTCAACGACGTTCAAGTAGATCGTGCTATCAAAAATTTTACCACTAACTTAAACGATGCAGTTAAGAAAAACAAAGTTGATCCAGTTATTGGACGTGTGACAGAATTGGAAAATATTGCATTGGCCATGGGCCGTAGAAACAAAAGCAATGTACTACTGGTTGGTGACCCAGGCGTTGGTAAAACTGCCATTGCAGAAGGGTTAGCCTTTAATATTGTCAAAGGTGCTGTTCCAGAGTTCCTAAAAGACTATGTGGTCTATAACTTGGACATCAGCAGCATGTTGGCCGGTAGCAAATATCGTGGAGACTTTGAAGAACGTTTCAAACTAGTACTCAAAGGCCTACAGAGCAAAGGCAAAACTATTTTGTTTATCGACGAAGCTCATATGATCAGTGGAGCTGGCTCAGCAGGTAATAGTGCTAATGACCTAGCTAACATGATGAAACCTGCACTGAGCAAGGGCAATATCAAAGTAGTAGCCAGTACTACATGGGAAGAATATCGCAAGTACTTTGAAAAAGATCGTGCTCTAATGCGTCGCTTCCAACGTATCACTGTAGACGAACCCAGTACCGAAACCACTGTGCAAATTCTTAAAGGTATTAAGAAATACTACGAAAGTCATCACAAAGTTAAAATTACCGAAGAAGCAATTCAAGCTGCGGTTAAACTCAGCGTGAAATACCAAAGTGATAAAAAACTTCCTGACAAGGCCATTGATCTTATTGATTGTGCCTGTTCAAGATTTAATATTAAACTTGTAGAGGAAAGAACTATTGGTGAACCAGAAATTCAATTTGAACTAGCACGTATGATTCAAATGCCCGAAGAGCAAATTGCCGAAACTGAAAGCAACAATCTTGCCAACTTAGACACACAAATTGCTGCCGAAGTATATGGTCAAGATGCTGCTATTACTGAGCTAGTAGATAAAATCCTTGTTGCTCGTGCTGGACTTAAATCAGAAAACAAACCAATTGGCAGCTTTGTTTTCATGGGCCCAACTGGCTGTGGTAAAACTGAAACTGCTAAAGCATTGGCCAAACATTTGGGTGTTAAACTATTACGTTTTGACATGAGTGAATATCAGGAAAAACATAGTATTAGCAAACTAATTGGTAGTCCTCCAGGATACGTAGGCTTTGAGGAAAATGCCGGCTTGCTGATCACACAGATCCAAGAAAACCCATATAGCGTACTATTGTTTGATGAAGTGGAAAAGAGCCATCCAGATGTGTCCACTGTATTACTGCAAATGATGGACAATGGCTTTATCACTGGCAGCAATGGTAAGAAGGCAGACTGTCGTAACATTGTGCTTATTCTTACTACCAATGCTGGCGCACAGGCAGCTGAAAAGAACCTTATTGGTTTTGGTAGCCAAGAACAACCTTACGATGACAAGGACCTTAAGAAATTCTTTAGTCCAGAGTTCCGTAATCGTCTTGATGCCACTATTACCTTTAAGAAACTGGCCAAAGAAACTATGCGTAAGGTTGTGATTAAGTTTATTGACGAACTTAAATTCCAAGTTGCTGAAAAAGCCATCAAAGTCAAAATCAATGAAGCTGCTATTAACTGGTTGATTGAAAAAGGCTTTGATCCTAAGATGGGTGCAAGACCATTACAACGTGTTATTGACAAGGAAATCAAACGTCCATTGGCTAAGATGATGCTGTTTGGTGATCTTAAGGATGGTGGTACTTTGATGATTACCAACAATTCAGTAAATGATGGGTTGATCTTAACTAAGAAAGTCAAAGCTGTCAAGCCCGTGGAAATCGAAAATGAAGTTGAATCCCAAGATACCTATCAAGAGAACTAAAAAGCTATTTTTAGACACTTATAGATATAAAGTTGTCATTATCTCTGTATTCGCCAGCGTGTTCAGAGGTAATGACCTTGACAGTGCCTCTAAAAAATTAGCTTACTATAAAGCTAATGGTGCCACTAAGAGTTTACAATTTTGGTCAAAGAACATGTCAACTGATGATGTTACCTTAGCTGAAAATATTTTAAACCTGCTGACTTCAATGTCAGATTATGTTCTTAGAGTAGAATCACCTCTTGTAAGCATATACACTAACAATCTAGAGGACGTTAAAAAAATCACCAACACTGTGACTGATGTTGTCAAATATATTAGTTTATCAGAGAAAGAGTTAGAAAAAGGTGTTATATATCTTAAGAAAATAGATTTTGACTATAAAATCACATTAGGACATATTAGAACTCCACAAGATTCCCTAGTAAAATGGTGTGATAACAATAGTAAAATACGCATGCCTAGAACTTGTAAAACACAATTAGAGTTAGGTTGGGGATGTAAACAACGATATTTTTACGTCAAAGATGATCGTAGCCTCACTATGGTTAAAATGTTCTTAGGTTCTAATATACAGCGTATTGAACGTGTGGTAAAATTAGGAGACTAAATGTTATTCGTTTGATAAATATCACATAGTAACTCTGGCTATATGATATGAAAATTTTTGAACTGTTTAACAATACTAAAGAGCCCATTGACAAAGTCATGAAGGGCCATACTGAAGAAGTCATTGACAAAGACGAAAAGAAGTTGGACTTTGACTTGGCTGAAGACCTTGTTTATTTCATGCATCATAACGATGACTTTTATCGTAAAAACTTCTACCCTATATTAAAAATGTGTAAGGGTAGTTTTGATGATGGTAAAAATTTCAGTCATAGAGTGTTTAAACCTCTTATCAGTAAAGCTTACGAGTCATACAAAAAAGAATTTCCAATTAGAGAATTGAAGGATGAATTAGAATCCAAGTTCATCGAACGAACTGCAAAACAAATTTATGAAACTGAATTGGGTCATATGAAAGACGGCAAATACGATTAACATGTTTCTAAGAGAACTATTTCACAGACCCCAACGACCTCTATTAGAGGGCGGGAATATATGGCCCGACACTGAACCATTTGATCAAACCATAGCACAAAATTTGGCCAATACACTTGAAAAATATCTAAGTGATGCTGGACTAGAAGTATATAGAATTGGCAGCGGTGCTACTCCGACACCAGGCAAAATCAGTGGTGACCTAGATGTTATGGTAGATTTAAATCAAGCTGCTGAAAACTTTCAAATGGAACCAGATGGAAAACATGTACGAATTGCCTTGGAAAAATTCCTACAAGGTCAAGGATTAGAAACTAAAAAAAGCGGTGTTCAAGTACATGTTAAACTACCTTTCCATGATAGATTTCATCAAGTGGACATTAAAGTAGTGCCAAAAGCGGGTAGAGTACATAGATTTCATGTACATGATATTCCCAAAGGTAGCCCATACAAGGGTGTCAACAAACAAATGATGATAACCAATTTGGCCATCCATAAAGGCCTGTTGTGGAGTCCAGATGAAGGATTATTTAAACGTAATGAATTAGGCAAAAAGTCAGACTTCCTCAGTGACGACTTAGACGAAATTGCTCAATATCTACTTGGTTCACAGGCCACAGCAAGAGATTTAGGCAGCGTAGAAAGCATAATGGCCGCTATTCCAGATGAAAATCTACGCAATGATATATTTGCTAAAGCTCGTGCTAGTAGTAGTTGGCAAAGTGCCACACCTGATGCAGGTGCTAATGCAACTCATTTACAAGAAGCAGCACCTGGAATAGGTCGTAAGTATCAACATATTGAAGACTTGGTTTTTACTAACGGATCTAACGGCGGAATGCATGCCATCGAAAGACTACAATCAATGTCTAGTCAAGGTGGCAATATAGAACTTAAATGGGACGGCAGTCCTGTATTATACTGGGGCCGTGATGAAGATGGCACATTTTATATGATTCCTAAAAATGCTTGGGAATATTTAAAACGTGGTAAAACTAAATTAGAAACTGGTGTTAGTACAACACCAAAAACCCCCGATGAAGTACAGAGATTCATATTAGGCACTGGTAGAGTAGATCCAGACAAAGAAGTAACTCGCAAACAATATGCTCGTGAAATGAGTAATTTATGGCCCTATCTTGAACAGGCCAGTCCAGAGGTTGGCTTTGTAGAGGGCGGACTATTATTCCATCCCGGTGCTAAACCCACTGTAAACAAACATACAGGTGAATATGAATTCACCCCAAACATTACCACATTCCATATTGGACATAGTACCGAACTAGGACAACGTATTGCCAAGGCCAAGGTCATGGTAGCTGTGACTGGCTATTATCCTGAATTAGGTAGCAGTGATGAAGGCAGAATGCCAGATGCAGAATCATTAAGCACTCCTGAAGTTATTGTTCAAGGTACTACTTATGCTGAACCTCCTGAAGATATTGAAATGTCAGGCCTACTTCGTGCTCAAGATTTTATTAGCCAAAACGCAAACTTAATTGACGGATTCCTAGCACCTAAACCTGGCCTAAGTAAACCTGGTGATATACTTTATAAATTCTATAATCAAAACTTACGCACACCCGGCGTTAAACAAAAGTTCCACGATTGGGTTACTAGAAACGTCAGTGCTGGTCAAAGTCAAAAAATTCTAGCAGATCATGCTGGCCTAAATGCCATACTTGACGCTGTGGAAATGATCACTCATGCCAAACTTGAACTAATAAATTCTCTGAGTGCAGGCACACACGGTGGTATTAGACAGACCAAACCAGAAGGCTATGTACAGGCACATCCTGGCTCACAATTTACAAACGATGTACCTGGACAATTTGTCAAAGCTATCGATCAAGCTAATTGGTCTCCGGACAAAGAAAGATGAGACTAAGACAACTATTTGAAAATATTAATCGTACCGGGGAAGGTAAAACAGCCGTAGTAGGTTGGGGTAGAGGTATGGGCCATAAGGGCCATATGATGTTGGCCAGCAGCGTGATTACCCACGCCAAAGACAGCGAAGGCGATCCTTACTTTGTAGTCAGTAGAAGCTATGGTCCAGATGATCCTTTAGAACCTGAAGAAAAATTAGCCATATATCGTAAAGTATTTCCTGAACAAGGTCATATATTTCAAACTGCCACAGATGAATTGCCAGACCTAACAAGAGTGTTAGCTAACTTAAATCAACAAGGTTATACAAATGCCATAATTGTTGTAGGTGCTGATCAAAAAGCGGCCTTCCAATACCTAAATCATTACAATGGCAAACCAGACAAAAAAGGCAATATTGCTTTTGACTTTGAAAACTTGCAAGTTATCAGTCGACAAGAAACCAGTGACCCAAGTCGTGAAGAAGAAGGTCCACGTGCCACACCTATGCGAGCTGTGTTGATGGATCCATCAAAGAGTCATGATGAGCAATTTGCAGTATGGCGTGATGCTATGAGCCCAGAGATTGACGATGAGGAAGTTATGGCTCTAATGCATAAGGCGCAACAGCGTATGACTCAAATGGCTGCTGAAAAAAAGCCTAAAAAAAAAGTAGCTGAGACTACATTAAACGAGTTTGACCATGCTCGTCATGTCAAACTGCTTAATGCCCATATGCAGAAATTAGGCTACGAAAATATCGGTGCTGGAACAGATGCACAAGTATTTGCTAAAGAAACCGGGCCAGTGAAAAAGATACTTATGCCTGAAAGTGGAGATATTTCTACTGCTGAAAATTCATTCCTGGCATTTTACAACTATTGCCAGGCAAATGCCCGTAATCCACACTTGCCAAAGTTTCACCAAATTCAAGACAATATTGAATTAGATGGCGAACGGTTTCGTCAAATAACCATGGAACGACTCGAAGAAGTAGATCCTGAGTATGAAGACATGCTGGTTAGTATGACAGACGGTATTGAAGAGGGTAAGCCATTAGATCCACAATATCGACCATATATTAAATTCTATCAAACATTGAAATCAGTTATGCTCACAGGTCGTAAATTAGGCTTTGAGAATGATATCATCACTTTTCAAAGTTGCAATGTAATGCAGAGAGGTAATACATTGGTGATCATGGATCCATGGATGGGTGGCGGTTAAATGAACTTAGATGAATTAAAAAAATTAGCAGGCATTAACGAATATCGAGGATATGTTAAATACGATATAGACAACCCTTATGGTGGTAGCAATATCAGCTTGACTGGGGACGAAAAAGGCCAACTAATGAAGAAACATAATATTATACCAGGTAGCAAGGAATGGTTCCAACTATGGTTTAGTATGCCTTACCTCACAGGCGAACCGCCCGTTGGCAAGGGGATGAGATGAAGATCAGAGAATTATTAGAAGTTAGCCAAGGCAAAATCACCAAGAGGCAGCAAGAACCTACTAGAGGTTTGAGCACCTACAGTGATGTGGAAATGGCCAATAGCGACTATGTGGCATTTAAATTAGGGCAGGCCATGGCAGGCACTGATGGCTCTAAAACTCCAGATATTGACGGCAAAAGTTGGTTCGGTAAAAAGAAAACTATTCATCCATACACTGAAGTAGAAAATGAAATGTTTAAAAAAGCTGCCAAAGTGGTAGGCGCCAAATATACTGACCTTAACAAAGGTGATATGAAAAGTAAAGAATTACCTTCCACACATACTGTCAGTCCTGTACACAAACATAAAAAGAACAAATACGGTGTATAATTATGAAAATACGCGAATTACTTGAAACAGCCTCAGCAGGTGGAACTAGCGCAGGCAATGTCACAGTAGGCCCAACTTATAAAAATAAAAAGGGCAAGACTTATAAAAACAAAGATGGCACAGTAAAAAATGCGCTGGATGTCAAAGGAGCAAACCTTTTAACTGGCGGCAGCTTAAAACGATAAATAACTTGAATACGGAGTAGAGAATGGATATTAACATGCAATCACCTATGCCAGCACCTGAACAAGATGATGAAGGTAAAATGGCCAAAGCTGATCTATACAAAACAGCCAAATATAGCCTAAAACTATTTAAAATGATGCAAGACGATGCTCAACTAGAAGGTTGGGTACAGGCTAAAATTACCAAAGCTGCTGACTATCTTGCCAGTGTATATCACTATTTAGAATACGAAATGAAGTTCACTGAATATGGTCGTGCCATTGAAGACAGTGAAATGTACACTGAAAGCGAAAAGAAAATTCTAAAGAACAAACTACTTGAAGCTAAAGAAAAAGTTAAGGATCTGAAGAAAGCACAGGCTGAAAAACTCAAAGCTAAAGAAAAGAAAAAAGTAGATGAGAGTGAAGATGATCGTGGTGGTGACGATGATACTCCAAGCGACTTTAATAAAATAACAACTAGCAGTGGTCATACAAGACATAGTAGAAAAGCTAGTAGAACTAAAGCAGATCATGAACTAAAAGGCGATACCCCTATAACCAGTTTACATCCAGATCATGATGAACGTGCTGCTAAATTCCTAGCCAAACAAGTTCATGGACGTAAAGTCAGTCCAATGGATCAATTGACCAAGCGTAAAGGCATGAGTGATCTAGACGAAGCCAAAGCTAAAAAAGCTAAGAAAGATTATGACGGCGACGGTGAAATTGAAAGTGGCAAAGACGAAGTGATTGGTAGTCGTCGTAAGGCTGCTGGATTGCCATTTAAAGAAGGCGCTAAACCAGACTTCCTAGACATGGACAAAGATGGCAACAAAAAAGAACCAATGAAAAAAGCCGTTGCTAGCAAGAAAGTTAAAGAAGCTGCAATAAGCGGACCGAGTCAACCATCAGGGATTCCAGCAACTGCAAAAACTTCAGTGCCAGGAATGAGAGCCAATTCAGATGATTTGAAAAAGGCTAATTCCAGTGCTGCATTAGGCGAGGGAAAATGTAATCATTCACCAAAAGGTAAAAGCTGCCCGGTACATGGTATGAAAGAATGTAGCGGCATGATGGAAGCCAAACCCAGTGCTGGTATGAGCAAAGGTGAAAAATCAGCTGTGGCTAAGAAAGCACAAGCTGGTAAAGACATTGGTAAACCAGGCAAAAGTTTTGACAAAGTAGCTAAGGCTGCTGGCGGTGGCGAAAAAGGTAAGAAAATTGCTGCCGCAGCTATGTGGAAAAACCAGGCCAAATAATATGTCATTACCCAGCTATGTAGATGACTATGATGCATATTTGGCACTGAAATTAAATCAACCTAAGTGCCAAACTTGTAATTGTCCTAGACATTGTGAACATAGTTGTAATGATTGTAGTTATTGCCCAGATTGTCATTGTAAGGAATGTGTAGAAGGTAAGGGAACAAACTAAATGGACATGAAGAAATATATTACTCTTGTGGAAAGTGCTGCTAAACCCCTTGAGATTAAGGCTAAACCTGTTCAACCTAAAACAGAACCTGCACCACTAGTACATATTTCAGAAAGTTACGAATCTAGTGCGGCCATTAGAAAAATTGTTCGCAATATAATGGAGAAGAAAAATCCTCCACAACCACCTAAACAACGTAATCCTGTGGCTAAAAACGCCAATGCTGCTGTAGGGGGTGGTGCTGCTGGCAAACATAAAGACAAGAAAAAAGACGCCAAACAAGGTGTACAAAAGCATAAAGGTCAACAACTAGACGAGTATCTCGAAAGAGAAAAGCCCACTGACGGCGAATTATTATTGTTGATGAAAAAATATAGATTGGCAAAAATATCCGGCAAACCATTAGCCAGTGTGATGCGCCAGTCAGATATACATAAACTAATTGATGCAGAAAAAGATGGTCGTATAGAAGCATTAAAATATAGAGATTCCATTGAGGAAGAACAATATGATAGCAAAGGCGAATTCAAACGTCGTGAACTAGAACATGAGCTAGGTCACGAAACTAGAAGTGGTTCCGTGTATATTGATGGCAAATATTGGAAAACATTTGACGATTATAAACAAGCACAAAATGTATCTAGAAGCTTGGAAAGAAAAGGCAAACGTGCCACAGTACGTATTCATGAATCAAAAAAACCAAAAAAGACTGCACAGGAAAAACTTAGTGCTGCCGTAGACAAAGAACGTAAAAAAAATGAACCTGCTACACGTCGAGCCAAACAAGAATTAGACGCCATAATGCCTAGTTCAAAAAAGGCATCCCCAGTAAGCGAAAAAATGCGTACTCCATTTGCTGGTGCTGCTGTTGGTCACAAAGAAGGCCCAGCTGGTCAATTAAAAGCCATGGATCCAAAAGGTTATCCCAAAGGTAAACTAGTCGGTGGTGCATTGGAAGAGGGTCGGGTATGTCCACAATGTGGCAGCAGCAAATGCAGTTGCCCGCCTGGTAAATGCAAATGTAAACCAGTAGCTGGATTCAAACCTAAAATGAAAGAGGATAAAGATCCTTGCTGGGACAACTACAAAATGGTAGGCACTAAAAAGAAAGGCAGCAAGACTGTGCCAAATTGTGTGCCAAAAGAAAGTAGAGTGGGTGAGGCACAGAATGCAGCTCAACAGGCTGCTATTGCTATTGCTAAAAAGAAAAAGAAAGGTGTGGCGGAAGGCGGCCCATTTAGTTATGGTAAACCCCCACGCAAAGGCTCAGTGGCTGATTTGGCCGCAAAGCGTCGTAAAGAACAGGATAGAAAAACTCCCCCCATTGAACCAAAAGACCAAATGGTTGGCAACGCTAAGGTCACGAAAAATACAAAGGAAGGCTTGAAGCAGATGCTACGTAAAGTCGATCCTACTATCAAATCAAGATTACGTAGAAAAGCGGATGATCTTGATTATGAAGGTGATGAAGTACATCAAGATTTAAAATCTATGGGCATGGAGCCTCACGATGCTATGACTCGTAACATGGATCCTGAAAAATATTATAGAAATGCAGATCGCTATCGTAGATTGGCCGACAAAGAT